TAACACAGGTTACAACAACGCAATCAACTCAACATTCAGCACTTCAAACCCAGGTGGAGAATTCCAAACTGCGTTTGCGGCTATGTACCAGAATGTTAAGGCTGATCCAGATGTTGTTCTCCTTAACGGCAATGATCGTAAGCAACTCTCTGATGCAATCAAGAGCGGCTCAAACGCTAACTACCGTTTGGTCATCAACAACCCAGGTGAAGATGGCACAACATACGGCTCAATCGTAACTGGCCTACAGAATGAAGTAACAGGTAAGTCAGTGGACCTAATGGTTCACCCATGGCTCAACCAAGGTGTTGCTCCAATTCTTTCATTCACACTTCCAATCCCTGACACAGAGGTATCAGATGTTTGGGCGAACTTCCTAGTTCAGGACTACATGGGTATCCAGTGGCCTGTAACTCAGTTCTCTTATGACTTCTCAACATACTTCCGTGGAACATTCTTCTGCTCTGCTCCTGCATGGAACGGCGCAGTTTCAGGTATCGTAAACGGATAATGTGTTTAGAATGTGGTTGTAACCAGCCTACAAATAGTCACGGTGGTGGTCAGACGGTTTTACCTGACGGCACAACATCACACATGACAACGGCTGAGATAATCACACCAAAATAAGTATGAACAAGGAGGGTGCGTCATATAACGGGCGCACCCTTCTTTCATAAACAGGAGGCAATGATGGGCAGATGGGTAGCACCAGATAGAGGCGTAAGAGAAACTGTTATTGGTAACAGAACTTACCGCCCTGATAAAAAAGGAATTTACACAGTGGAAAATGCCGCCGCACAACGGGCATTAAAGGCTGAAGGTTTTTTTGAAGCATCTCTTAACCCTTATGACAAAGGTGACGCAAACAGAGGCTTTACTTGCGTAGAATGTGGTTTTGGAAGTTGGTTTGCAAAGTGTAGTAAATGCGGGCATGACAACTCTAACGGCATACCTACAGACGGGAATTCATAAATGGCAACGGGCGTAACAACACTTACAGGGTTTAATGAGAACCCATACATTACTGTTGCTGAATTCAAAAACGCGCCCACATCTATTGATTACAACAACCTTGTAGTAAACGGCAATCAACAAGCCCAAGATGCAGAACTAGCCCGCGTCATTATGCGAGCCACCTCATACCTTAATGAGTATCTAAACCAAGATTTAGTAGCAAGTCTTACTACAGAAACCCAACGCGTTCGCATGAACAACCAGGGTTATATTGCGCTTCACCCAAATGTAAACCCTGTTCTTTCCTTAGAGTCTTTTTATTACGGCACAACGCCTAACAACCTACAGGCGCTAACAGACCCATCACAATGCTGGTTTGAAAACCAACAGGTGATTATCCCGCTTAGCCAATTTCAAACCACTTATTCCTCCCAAGGCCCATTAGCATTTGGTCCAGCAGGCGTTCCAGGCCAGGTCATCTACACCAAATACACTTATGTAGGCGGCTATGTAAATACTCTTGCTACAGGCACATTAGGGGCTTCTACAATTGTTGTAACAGACCCTTCAGGCATTATTCCAGGCGAGCAATACCACATTTATGACGGCGCTAATTCTGAGTTAGTAACAGTTTCAGCCAACTATGTTTACGGAAATGCAACCGTAACTTTGACTACACCTTTGGTTTATGCTCATGCCGCAGTTGCATTTAGCAATATGCCAACCGCTCTAAAGCAAGCCGCAATCTTAATGACCACAGTATTTATCCGCGCTCGCGGTGACAGTTCAATGACCATGAATTTAACTACACAGCCAACAGCCAATGTTGCAAACAATCAACGCTATTCAGGTTCCGTTGCTCTTGCTTTGGATATGGTTAGTAAGTATCGCAGGGTCCGATAATGACAAACCTTACGGGCCGTTCTGCCGTTCGCGCTCAACTTTCAGATTTTATTTACAACCCGCCTATTGTTTCACTCAATCAGGTCTTTACTTCTTTTCCTAAGCGCATTGATTTTCAAGTAAATGCACAACCAGGACAAATGACCCGCAGTGCAGTTGTTGTATTTATCGCATCAGAAAATGAAACCCGTTTAGCAATTGGTGGTGCTACTAGCGGTTGGAAGCGCGTTGATTACACCGTAATTCTTCAAGTCTATGTCCATTCAATGCACATAAACTCACAAGATGTGATGGCTGATTTTGATACCCTTATAGACAACATTAAAGAACGGTTGCGCTCTAATCACAACTTTGGTGATGAAAGCGGCAACTTAGTTTGGCAAGGTGCTGAGCCAATCATCACTGCGCGTTACGGCGAACCCGCAACAGCAGAAGGTGAAGGAGCAACAGATATTTTTGCTGAACTTGAATTTGATGTCACACAGATGGTCCAAGCATAGGAGAAACATGAAAGTAACATACAAAGGAACAGAAGAAAGAGTGTTTCCTTCACTTGGAACCACTGTAAAACCAGGTGATGTGATTGACGCACCAGAAGGTTTTAGTCACCCTGACTTCACAGTTGGTGGAGATGCAAAACCATCATTTACAACCGCACCAAAATCAGAAACCACAACAAACCAGTCTGCCGCGTCAGACACAATCGCTAAAGAGGTGAAGTAATGTCCGTTCAACAATCCGTTCGCTCCTACCTTGGTATTGCTAAAGAAGTTACCAAAGGAACAGTAGTAGCACCAACAGATTTTATTCCAGTAGCAAAAGACAGCCTAAAACCTGTTGATATTGTGGACCCGCTCTATGACACAGGGCTACGCGGTTCCAATGTTGTTAATTACAACTACATTCAAGGCCGCACACGCTCAACTGTAGATTTTGGCGGCGCAGTATTCGCTGACACAATCGGTTACGGGCTTGCTGGTCTTTTAGGTTCAGTTGCAACTACAGGCGCATCAGCACCATATACACACACAATTTCTCTAAAGAACAGCCTTGTATCAGGTGCAGATGACCAGCCAATTTCTTACACATTGACTGACTTTTATGCCGCAGATGTTCGCTCATATCCAGGTTGCCAGTTCTCAGACTTTTCATTGAAGTTCAACGCTGACGGCATGTTGGAATATGACACAAAAACAACTGGTTGGGCATCTTCAGCAGTTGCAGACCCAACACCATCATTCTCAACAATTCTTCCTACACCAGTATGGCGCGGAACTGTAACAATCGCTGGCGCAACAGTGTCTAACTCTATGTCTGGCAACATTGACATGAAGCGCAATGTGACACCTGTTTACGGTATCTCAAACACACAAAATCCATACAACATTTTCCTAGGACCAATTGAAGTCATGGGAAAGATTACATTCATTATGGAAGATGACACAGAATTAACACGCTTCCTAAACAACACACAACCAGCCATTGTTCTTAACTGGGCATACGGCACTGGCGCAACAGCAGTTCAAATCCAAGCAACTATTACTAAGGGTGCATACACAGCCGCAGTAATTGAGCGCGGGGAAGATTTTGTTCAAGTAACAATTGACCTTAACGGTCAAGGCAATACAACAGATGCAGGCTCAACTGGTGGTTTTGCACCTATCAAGTGGGTCCTACAGAACGCTAAAGCATCTGGCACATACGCCTAAATAGTTCCAGAGTAGATGGGTTGGTTGATAGCGAACGCCTTCCCGCTATCCCGCCCATCTACTCCTTTTAAGTTATGATGTAAGGAAGGCAAACTATTAGGAGGCAAAATGTCAAAAAAAGTTACACTGCCATCAGGCGCAACAGTTACATTAAAAGACCCATCTTCACTACGCGTTAAAGACCGTAAACGCGTTCTCAAATCAGCAGAAGTAGAAGGCGGCGATTTATCACGCGCTCTTGCTTTAGGTGATGCTCTTATTGCAATGCTTGTAGAAGATTGGTCATTTGATTTTCTTATTCCAGCAATCAAAATTGACAATCTTGATGAATTAGAAATGAAAGATTATGACGCTTTGGTTGATGAAACTAAAGATGCACAAAAGTTCTTGTTCCCTAACCTGGCTGAAACACCAGAAACAGAGGCAGACCCAAAAGCGCTTTCAGGCAACTCCAACGCCTAAAGTGGATTTTGGAGGGTGGAGAACGCCATGAAGCGTTTGAATATCCTGATGAACAGATGTATTACTTTAATATGGCTGACCGCTTTGGGTGGACACCAGAACAAGTAGATAATCTTCCAGCAGGAACGGCAGACTGGTTATTAGCAATTGCTAATACTGTAGAGAGCATAAAAGCAGACAGGTCTAGAGGTGAGTAATGGCAGGTTCAGTCCGTATTACTAATCTAGCCCAAGTGCTTGCAGGTTTTGATGCTACAGAGGACCAATATGAAAAAGCCGCGCAGTATGCAATTACCATAACTGGTTTGGCTGTTGAACGGCAGGCAAAAATAAATGCCAACACTGGAACACATAAAAAAGGAGAACCGCGTTCTGGCGGCCCTGGTCCAAATGTTGTAACAGGTAATTTACGCCGTTCTATTACAACGCAATCCCGTTACGGGTTTGGCACTTACATTGCTGAAGTTAGTGCAACAATGTCTTACGCCCGTCATGTTGAATTAGGCGGCCCTAATTGGAAACCTGGCGTAAAATATCCATTCTTAGGTCCTGCGGCTAACTCACTGAAAGACAGTGGGAAATTGTCTAGAACCTTTACACTTGCACTTGCATCTAAACTGAGGGGATAAGGAATGGCATCATCAATCCCACCAATCCTGGTCCAACTTCAAGCAGATGTATCTCAACTTAAAGCAGGAATGGCGCAGGCTGAGGCATCTCTTAAAGGTTTAGACGGAACCGTTGCTACAACAAGCAACAAAATGAGTTCTTTTGTAGGCAATCTTAAAAGAGTAGGCGCGGCTATGGGAGCCACATTTGCCGCTACCCAAGTTGTTTCTTTTGCTAAAGAATCAATTATGGCGGCATCAAATACGGCTGAAGCACTTTCTAAAGTGGGCGTTGTCTTTGGCAATAACTCTAAAGAAATTGAAGAATGGGCGGCTGGCGCAACTGCTAATTTTGGTATGTCAGAGCGTAGTGCGCTTACTGCCGTTGGAACTTTTGGTAACTTGTTTGACGCATTTGGCCTTGGTGAAGGCGATACAAAGAATTTTGCTAAATCATTAACTGAACTTGCCGTTGATATGGCTTCATTTAATGATATGCCTGTTGATGACGCATTACAGGCTTTGCGTTCTGGTTTATCTGGTGAAACAGAACCTATGAAAAAGTTTGGTTCTGTTCTTTCTGAAACTCGCTTAAAAACTGAGGCTTTATCTCTTGGGCTTATTAAAAATACTAAAGAAGCGCTGGACCCTGCGGCTAAAGCGCAAGCGGCTTACGCATTGATTATGAAAGATACTGCTAGACAACAAGGCGATTATGACCGCACCGCAGGAGGAACCGCTAACACTATGCGCCGCGTTGCCGCAGAAATGGATAACGCTAAGGTTGCAATTGGTCAAGGCTTGCTTCCTGTATTTAACGCACTTCTAAAAGTTATGGAATTTGGAATTGTCCCTGTTCTTAAAGCAGTAGGAAAATTTCTCAAAGAAAACTCCACAGCAGTTGCAACATTTGGTGCGGTCTTAGCGGCTGGCGCTGTTATCTGGGGTGTTTACACATTGGCTATTAACGCGGCAACAATCGCTACTAAAGTTTGGACAGCAGTAACAAAAGCAAACCCTATTGGCCTTATTATTACAGCCGTTGCTCTACTTGCGGCTGGCATTGCAACTCTATGGAAACGCAGTGAAACATTTCGCAATGTAATTATTTCTGTAGCCAAAGTTGCTATTAAGGCTTTTGCTTCTATTGTGCCTATGGTTGGGCAAGTGTTAGAAGCAATACTTAAAATAGTAACAGGACCTATGAGATTATTTTTAGGCGCTTTATCTAAATTACCTGGAGTGGGTAAATACGCTAAAGGCGCTTTAGACATGATAAATGGCGGCTTAAATGGCATCTCTGATTTTGCTGATAGCGCGGCTAAGAAAGCAACTGGCCTTATTGCAACTTTGGATAAAGTTGGTAAGCAAGCAGGCACAACCGCAGATAAAGTAAACAAAGCAACCCAAGGTGTTAAAGATAAAGGTAGTGGCAAAGGCAAAGGCGGCGGCGTATCTACTAAAGATTTAGAGGCTATCAAAAAGGCTCAAACTGCTTTTGATGAGGACATGTTAAAAGCAAGGGAAAGATACGCAGAACAAATTGCTGATGCTGAAAAAGATTACGCTAAAGCACAAATAGAAATACGCAAAGACAACGCTAAAGAACTTATTGACATTGCAAAAGATTATTCTGCAAAAGTTAAAGACATTGAGGCTAACCTTCAAGAGAAATTAACAAGCCTACGCGCTGACGCAGATAAGAAACGCGCTGACCTGACTAAGCAAGCGGCTGACAAACAGATGTCTATTATTCAGCAATCTATTGACCGTTTGCGTGGGGCATTTGCTACAGGCGCGGCGTTTAGTATCTCTGACTTATTCAAAGGCAAGACATCTGGCGGCTTTTTAGAGTCAATGAAGAAGCAATTAGCAGATGCTAAAGCGCTACAAGAAGGTGCGGCTTTTCTATCAGGGCAAGGTTATGCACAAACATTTATTGAAGAAGTAGTAAAGGCTGGCCCTACTGCTGGCTTAGACATGATAAATGAACTTAAAAAGGCAACGCCAGAACAACAAAAAGTTATTCAAGAAACTTTTATGGATTTGGAAAGTATTCAAGACACAGGTTTAGACTCACTTGCTAAGTCTATGAATAACGGCGCTAACCTGGCTACATCTCAATTGCGTGAGGCTTATGACCAAGTAGCAATTGACCTAAAAAATTCTTTGGCTGAAGTAGATGCTGAACTTAAAACAAGCATGGCTGAGGCTAACGCTGATTATTTGAAGGCTATGACTGAGGCGGCAACTGTTCGTGATGAACGCATTGCTGAGTCTATGGCTAAAATGGAAGAAGCGCTTGCGGCGGCTAAGGCTAAATATGATGAAGCGCTTGCTGATGCTTCTGCTACTTTACAAAAATCTCTCAATGAGGCTATGAAGGCTTTTGAAAAATCTATTGAGGCTACTAGCGTTTCAACAACTCAAAAAATTAACTTACTTAAAACTCAACTTGCTGAAGTAGCGGCTTTGATGGCTTCATTACAAACTGCTCAGGCAAATGCGGCGGCTTTAGCATCTAAATCTGCTACTGACAAATACGCTGACATTGGTTTCAAAAATGCCGCCGCTAATGCAACCAAATCTGGGCCTACAACTAATAACCATATAAGCATTACGGGTGTTAATATGGCTGACCCACATTTAATTACATCAGATGTGGTAAACGGAATTAAATACGGTAGCGCAGTAACAGTAAATACTCGCATGAGAACATCTGAGCAAGCCGCCGCATTAAGGGACCGATAAAATGCCAGCCGTAATTCAAAATTATTCATTTTCTTTTAACGGGCAAGTTTTTGGTGGCACTGGTTCGCCTTATCAAATTCAATCTGTAGATGGTTTAGAAAGCCTGCCTAGTATCCGTAATCAAGATGACAACCGTGGTTACGCAGATGGCATGTTTTCAGGCCGTGATTTCTATAGCGGCAGAACTATTAGCATAATCTTTCTTACTTTGGCTTCTTCTGGCGCGTCAGCCCAAGCCAATTACAACACTATTCAACAGGTCCTACAAGCCCAACAGAGCGGCACAACGCCTCTTTACTTCATATTGTCTAACGCGGCAGGTGAACAGGTCATAAACGCCCGTGTGCGCGGTCTTAGGACTACCGTGGACCCTGATTACACCTACGGATACATTGTTTCCCAAGTTGAATTTTTTTGCCCTGACCCGCTTTATTACAACAGCAATATTCAAACAGCCACATTGCTTTACACACCGCCTACAGGCCGCATCTATGACCGCACTTACAATGTAACTTATGGTGGCGGTTCCGTAATTATTTCCACAACAATTAGCAATACAGGTTGGGCAACTACTTATCCAACTATTGCAATTAGTGGACCTATTACTAACCCAACCGTAGGCAATACAACTGAAAACAAGGCGCTTAATTTTGTAGGCACATACAGTTCTTCAGATATTTTGCTTGTGGACCTGTATAACAGAGTAATCACACTCAATGGTGCGCCTGCTCGTAATACACTAATCTCTGGTGAATGGTTTTCTGCACAACCAGGTAATAATGAATTTTACCTGACTGGAACAGGAACATTGGCTGGCACTACCCAAGCGGTTGTCACATGGCAATCAGCGTTTGTTTAGGAGAATAAATGACACTTGTTACACCTCCAAGTTGGTTACAAGCGGGAAGTTATCCTGCTGAAAGTGACCGTCTTACTACACAGGCTCTTTATGCCACAACAGGCATCATTGGTTCTTCTTCTCTTGCTGTAACCCAAAACTCTCCTGCTGGTATGTCCGTCAGAGTTGCGGCAGGGTGGGCCGCAATTATTGGAACAACCCAAGCAAACATGGGCGCTTATGTTGCATACAATGACGCACAAGCAACTCTTACCGTTACAACAGCAGACCCAACAAACCCACGCATTGACCGCGTAGTTGTCACAATTCGTGATGCTTACTACACAGGCGCTTTTAATGATGTGATTTTTCAAGTTCTTGCTGGAACTCCTGCTGGTTCACCAACTGCACCAGCCGTTCCTGCAAACTCAATTAGCCTTGCAACAATCGCAGTAGGAGCGGCAGTTACATCAATTCTTACTGCAAACATTACGGACACCCGTGTAGAAGTAACCACCAATTTACCTGTTGGTGACATTACTGCCGTAACAGCAGGAACAGGTTTAAGTGGTGGTGGAACAAGCGGTGCAGTTACACTTAACTTAGCCAATACAGCAGTATCAGCAGGAAGTTATACTACTGCCAACATAACTGTTGATGCACAAGGTAGAATTACTGCGGCTTCAACAGGAGTAGCCGCAACAGACGCAACACCAACCGTATTCATGCTGATGGGAGCATAAAAAATGCCAACAAATTACAAAGTGCTAGGGCAATCAAACCCAAGCGCAACAACTCTTACAACTCTTTACACAGTTCCTTCTGCAACTGAGGCTGTTATTTCTAGCATTGTTGTAGCCAACCTTGCGGCAACAACAGCAACATTTAGAATTGCTGTTCGCCCTGACGGTGCTTCAATTGCCAACTCTCAATATGTTGGTTATGACATCACTGTTGGTGCATCTGACTCAACAGTTCTTACTCTAGGTCTTACAATGAACGCGGCAGATGTTCTTTCTGTTTACGCTTCAACTGCTACCGTTACTTTCTCAGCGTTTGGTAGCGAGATTTCCTAAACAATGTCTATCAAATCCATCAAAAACGGAACCCGTAGCATTTCAATGCTTGTGGGTAATGCTTCTTATATTCCTGTTGCATCAAGCGTTGAATATGTTGTAGTTGCAGGCGGCGGTGGCGGCGGTGGCGGTGGGCGCGGTGGTGGCGGTGGTGCTGGTGGATACAGAACAGCAACTGGATTTGCAGTAACGGCTGGTTCAGCAATTACGGTTACTGTAGGTGCTGGTGGTGCAGGTAGCACTACAATTGGTAACGCAGGAAATAATTCTGTGTTTTCTACTATTACTTCTGCTGGCGGTGGTGCTGGTGGAGATGGAACTGTTGCTTTTGGAACTGGTGGTAGTGGTGGCTCTGGTGGCGGCGGTGGAAGAAGCGGCTCTGGCGGGGCAGGAAATACTCCATCAACTTCGCCAGCACAAGGTTTTGGTGGCGGTGCTGGCAATTCAACATTCGCAGGAGGTGGCGGTGGTGGAGCAAGTGCTATTGGTGGCGATTTTACTTTTAGCAATACTGGCGGCATAGGTGGAGCAGGTTCTACTGACCCAATTGCATCTGTTCAAAGAGCAGGCGGTGGCGGTGGTGCTGGCACTGGAGCAGGAGGAACTGCAAGTTTTGGTGGTGGTGCAGGAGTTGTTTCTGGCACAGGAGTTGCTGGAACAGTAAATCGCGGTGGCGGTGGCGGTGGCGGCGATACTGGCGGTAGTGGCAGTTCAGGGTTTGTTGCTATTAGATATGCAGACACTTTTCCTTTAGCAACAAGCACAACAGGTTCTCCAACAATTACAACAAGTGGCGGATACAGAAATTATCAATGGACAGGAAGCGGGAGCATAACTTTCTAATGAGTATCTCTAGCGTAAAAACAGGTTTGATTGTTGATGAATTTTTAGCGGGTAATGCTTTCTATAACCCTGTTCCTCCAACAGTCACACTTTTGCAAATTGCAGGTGGCGGTGGAGGTGCTGGTGGCAATTCGCCTTCAGGAACAGGTGGCGGTGGCGGTGGTGCTGGTGGATACATTTCTACTACAGCATCAGTAACTCCTGGAACTACTTACACAATTACAGTTGGTGGTGGTGGCGCTGGAACAGCAAGAGATGTTGGTGTTGGCGCAAATGGAAGCAACAGTTCTGCTTTAGGCGCTACAACTTCTGTTGGTGGCGGCGGTGGAGGTTACGCTGGAGTTGGTCAAAACGGCGGTTCTGGTGGTGGTGGCGCGGCTGGCAACAACACAGTAAGGGCTGGCGGAACTGCTACATCAGGTCAAGGTTTTGCAGGAGGTAGCGGTGGTAGGGCTACTGGTGGTAACGGCGGTGCAGGTGGTGGAGGTGGTTCTAGCGCTGTAGGAGCAAGCACTTCACGGGCTTGTAACACTTATGGATACAACGGTGGCGCTGGAAGTGCATCATCAATTACTGGAACTTCTGTTACCCGCGCAGGTGGCGGTGGCGGCGGTTCTATGTGCGGTGATTTGGGCGGATTGGGCGGTTCAGGCGGGGGTGGAGTAGGCGGTAGGGGAGTTGGAAACTTAACTGCTGGAACGGCTGGAACAGTAAACACAGGCTCAGGCGGCGGTGGTGGCGGCGGTAGAGGTTGCAACGGTTCTTCTGCTGGCGGTAATGGCGGTTCAGGAATAATAGTTATTAGTTATTCTGATATTTATTCAAGCGCGTCTAGCGTTACTGGCGGAACTTTAACTACTTCAGGCGGCAACAAGATTTATACTTTTTTAACATCAGGCTCAATAGTTTGGTAAAAGCGGGGTTCTTTACTTATCATCTTTAAGAAGGTAAGTTTTGATAATGAACCTAGGAGGCACTATGAAAAAGATTGTATTTACCGATATTCACAACCCTGATGGAGTATTAAATAAACCTAAACCTGCATCAGAATACATACCTGAATGGTATAAAAAAGCAAAACCGTATGTTTCCCCTGACGGCAAAAAAGCACCAACTTTAGATGGAACACCCACAGCAACTATAAAAAGGTGTATGCCTGTTTTTGACATGATGACTGCTGGATACATTATGGAAACACCGTATGACATTTATGTAAGGCAAACAGAAACAGGACCATATTTTCAATGGGTAGAACAACCTGCGGTTGCGTTTCAGGCTATGTCACAATTCCAAAATCACCCATATTCTAGGGACATAAATTACGCAGTGCGTATTGAAATTCCTTGGAGCATTAAAACTCCTAAAGGTTGGTCAATTATGGTGATGGAACCTCAACACCATGAACAAGGCCCTATAGAATGTGCCAGTGGAATAGTAGATACAGACACTTTTTCATTACCTTTTAACATGTTTCTTAAATTACGGGACCCTAAATTTGAAGGCATGATACCCGCAGGCACACCATTTTTACAGATTATTCCGTTTAAGAGGGAGGCATGGCAATCAAAATTAGGCGGCAAGAAAGAAAGAGAGAAATATCAAGCCGACTGGCGAAAGTTTCTTACTGTATTCTTTGACCGTTACAAAAAATTTTGGTGGGTTAAAAAAGAATACAAGTAGTAACTAGCACTTTATTTTAAGGAGAATAAACAATGGCACATTTCGCACAATTAGATAACAGCAATACCGTTCTACAAGTAATTGTTGTTGCTAATGAAGAACTACTTCTTGATGGGGTAGAGTCAGAAGTTAAAGGCGTTATTTTCTGCAAGTCTTTATTTGGCGAAGATACTAAGTGGGTTCAGACTTCTTACAATGGAACTTTCCGCAAAAATTACGCAGGCATTGGTTTTACTTATGACCCAATTGCAAACCATTTCTTTGCGCCACAACCTTTTCCTTCATGGGTATTAAATGATGATGCAATATGGGAAGCGCCAGTTGCTTATCCTACAGACGGCAAAATTTACACATGGAATGAAGATACTCAGGAGTGGGACCTAGTTACAACTGAAGGTGCGTAATGGCTTGCGTT